GGAAGTTACCAGAGTAGAACTCCTTAAAGGTATCAAACTCTGAGTGATCTAGTTTCTTCTGCCCTAATTCTACTTCAGCAATATAATCAAGACGATAGGATTCTCTATTAGTATAAGTGAACTTCTTATACAAGTCAAGATAATCAAGTTGTGTGACACCTCCTATGTCCATTTGCACATGTCTTCTACCTTTGATATAAACTTCTCCCTCTGTCACCAATCCCCAAGGTGACAAACGCTTCATCAACTTCTCACCTAAGACACGCTTCAAACGTCCTGCGATGTATGGTATGTCAAATAGTTGTACGTTCCATCCAGTAATAACTTCTGGAGTGTATTGCATCCACCACTCTATAAACTTATTGAGCAATTCAAACTCATCCTTACACTCAATATAACTGTGATTATCCTGCTTAACTTGATATGGTTTAACACCCCAAGTAATAATCTTCTTAGTTGAATAATCCTGCAGAGAGATACAAAGAACTTCTTCCACACAAGATTCTACATCAGGAAATCCCTGCTCTGAAGTAGTCTCAATATCAAGAGTGACTAATTGTATCTTTGATATGTCAAACTTAATCTCATCCTGAGGATACTTCTCAGAAATATATTGATAGATATACCTTTCATTACCGTAGATATTAAATCCTTCTACATCCTGATACTTCTTATAAAACTCACGACAATCACGTACATATCCTGGTTGAATAGGTTCTACAGGTTTACCATCTAAGGTTTGATACTTGGTTTTCCTTTTAGCATCAACAAATAATGTAGGTCGCCATTCCTCCCTATCAGTAAACCTCTTCCCATTGTCGTATCCACGAACCAGGAATTGGTTTCCAACAAGTTGGACGTTTGTATAAAACCGCATCAATCAAATACGTCTTCGTATTTTGCTAGTAGAGTAGTCTTGGGTTCTACCAAGGTTAATATTTTATCAGAAGATATCATCACTTCGTTCTGGTTTGTTATATTAAGTAACCAAGGCTCAAGGGTATCATGATCCGTAATCACATACGGTTCAACCAACTTACAATCAGGTTCACCTAATTCTGTTGTAACTTCCTCAAGAGTCGCTATCAGTTTCGTCCCCGACATCAGGACTACTACCATTGCGTCTTTCTTTGATGACATTTACTTTTTCCTCATAAGATTGTTTTACTTCATCAACAGGACTTACCAGGGTTACAATCCATTGTGGATCTACTGGAATCTCTTTGTCCTTTGATAAAGGCATCCAAGGAAAGAACTTAAGTCCTACCTTAGTGTCGTCTGATTCTTCAGTATTTTCTATACTAACTGTATAGGGATACTTTGCAAGATAACCAATGACTCGTTCATCAACGACCATCTCATGCCAATCAGCAATGACATCTTCACCTGATTTTAGTAATGCTAGTTTAACTGTCATTTGAATATTGTAACATAAAAAAGGAGGGGATGCAACCCCTCCCTATGTATCAAAGAAACTCCTTCCTGGAGTGATGCTCTGGAACTATTTTTCCCAGTTCCACGGTGAGGAGTCCGTCTCTAAAGCTGACGGATCTAACCTCCGTATCGTCGGAGAGCGTCCACTGTCGCTCGAAGGAACGTTGGGCCAATCCTTTGTGGACAAATTCTCCATCTGTCTCTTTATCCTCTTGCTTGCCTTCCACAAATAATTTTCCATACTCCGTATAGACTTTGATGTCATCTTTCTTGAACCCCGCGAGGGCGACTTCCAATCTTGATTCGACATTGTTTACTTGGATTAAATTAAATGGTGGATAGTTAGACGTTTGTGATACGTTAAAAAATCTGTCTAGGTAATCATCATTGATTCCTATACTATTACGCATGATCTTATCCATTAGTTCTGGAAGATCAGACGACCGATACCTTACTAGGTTACCCATGATAGTAGCTCCTTTAAAAGCGAGTTTGTGTTTTGATGTCCCTTTCGGCGACATAACTAATTATAACATCTTGAGTGTCTTTAAAGGAGTCCACGTTGTACGTGTAACCCCCCATTTTCTGTACTGCTTCCCCTAAAGAGTGGTCGTTTCCACCCTTTTCCATCCTATCACCAAAGAAATATACCTCATCGTCTGCAGTAAAATCTCTTAATATTTGACTCTTATCAGAACCAACTGGTCCAATATCAACACCAGTCTGTCCTCCAAGAGCAACAGTTAACTCTGGGAATTGATCCCTAATTCTATCCGCTATATCTGATCTCTCATTAGTTTCCTTATCCCATTCAATATACTCTTCTCTACCAATAAAAGGATCTGGATCTCTACCTAGAATACTAAAGTTAACTCCACCTGGCCTCTTCTCAATATGATTCCCATTACGAATAGGAAACTGACTGAAATCTAATTCATCCTTTAAGAATTTTTCTACCTTCTTAGGTAACTCCCAGTCATCCCTATAAACATTAATATCACCCTCGTAGACATCACTACCAGAGCAATTATATACCCTCTTACAAAGATAAAATATATTAGGTGTAATCTGTTCTAAAGTCTTATCTCTATCACTACCTGTGACAAGATAGACATCATTCTCCCTAGCAAACTTAGCAAAGATAGGGAAAAATTCACTAGTGATTTTCCTCCGACTAGGTGTCAGAGTACCATCAACATCAAAGATGAATTTTTTCACTTCCTAATTTCCACCCCATAGCACATTTGTTACATCTGCCAATGTCTTCCATTGTGCATTGCCATCCACCGTGACATACATCACATCCTTTACCACCACATTCATTACATACTGCATGATATTGTTCAGGTTTATTTTTCTGGGGTTGCTTTCTTTTTACCAATGTTGTACTTAGTTTCTAGTGTCCACTCATCCTTCTCTTTGAATGAGAGAACCTTAATCTGATTAAGAGGTGCTATATCAGAAATAGAATCTGCCTTGACTACTTCTATAAGTCCCCAATCAGACAGTAACTGAGTAATGCGATTGCGTCGCTGTACATCATTAGATGTGAGATTAGCATGCTTCCCATCTAGAGCAAATAATTCTTTAAAGTGTACAATATAATATCTTCCTTGCTTATGCAAGATATGGCATGATTGATATAACTTCTTTTCTTTGCGTGAAGCTACACCAATTCTAGTAAGAGTTTCTCTAACTTTTAAGAAATCATCAGGTTCATTTAGTTGAACCTCTACCATCAATTCCTGACTCCAGTTAACTTCAGGTTCCTTCACCGTACTCATCTCATTCCTCCAGTTTCAAGTCGCTTTTTAATGTAATCCAGTTGTTCGTTTGTCAGAAGTCTTAAAGCCTGTAATGCCTTTTCGTTGGAGTAACCATAATATCGTTTTATAATATTAAGGTTTTCAACTTTATCTTTTCTTAGCCAGGGTGAGAATCTCTTCCGTTTCCTCAGACTATTTAGAAAAAACTGATATTGCATATCCTTATCCAAGTTAGGATAAAGATTCATTTGGTTAGCAAATAATATGGTGTCAAGATGTCCACTGAGACACCTATTAACAATATAAGAAGGGTAATCCTTAGCAGTATCTGGATCATCAAAAGTCAAATCCTCCTTAGTGAAGTTAATAGAGTTCAACCAATCTTTAAGTTCAGTCATCGGATAATCTCCAAATCAGCACCAGGTTCCCATATCTCTAGTTTAGTACGAACCCTTCCTTCACGTGTAAGTTTATCATATCTTCTGGATGCTTTCTTCTTCCACCAATCAATGGCCTGTTGTGCTGTATGTCTAAAGTCACCAAGATAATATCTCTTCTTCTCAGTAAGACTCATGGCATGTTTAATAGATGAATTAAACTCATTCAACTTATCCAAACATTCATGATACATTAAAGAATTTTTAATAATAGAAATCATCTTAGTTTGGATTTTAATCTTCTTAGATGACTTATCTGCAGAGATAAGACGTTCTCCATCATTCCTTTCATTAAACCAACCAAAGAATTCACGGAATACATCATCATGGAATAGAGGTAGAAACTTACTCTCAGTGTCCCCTATATGCCTCAGGAAGGGTTTTAAACCATCATACATGGACATTCCCTTGGTTGTACCATAAAGAGAAGTTGTTTCAAAGTATTTCAAATCAGTCCCATACTTATGGTCAAACTGACTCTTTAGTTCATAAGATGATGCCAAAAGAGCAAGCAACTTACCACCAAGATAATTGAATCCAAAAGGCTGAGTAGGAACAATGTTAAAACCCATAACGAAGTGAGGATTAATTTCCTTAAGAGGTACTACCCTCTCAAAATAATCATTGCGAGGTTTGCTATTAATTGTAGGGGAACCAAACCTAACAACCCCAACTACCTTTTTTGTATTGACTTCTTCTACTATCCACTTATGTGTACGTCCTGGTATGGCTTCCTCTATAGCATTAGAAGCAGTTAAGTTTAATGTCTCAGAATACAACCACTGGTTATGTCTGGATGTAGTTTTGGGATTAGTATCAACCACATGAATTTCAAAATCCATTTGGTTAGGATGCATATCAAATGAATCAAACATATCCTCCTCAGCACTAAAAAGATATCCAGGACGATCAGAAATCCTTTCCTTCTTTACATGCCTAAGGTAATCATCAATGCGGTTGAACCGAGAATAATAATTAATAAACCTATCAGCAGCATAGATTGCATCTGATTCAGTTAATAACACTAGGGTGATCCTCCCACGGAGAGAATCTTGGAATACCTATATGCATTTTTATAGGAGCATCCAATACTCTATCAAAACTTTCAGCCATCCTACGGAAACCATTGCCGACATACATTTGTCCAACAAACACTGTTACCGTAGCAGTACCCCAGAAGATATAATACCATCTGGACTTAACTTGTGCTCTAAGTTTCTCTTTCTTTGATTTTTTCATTCCTTGATACGTCATGGTCTTTCAGGGTGTTGAAGTTGCTCAGTAAGTCGAGCAGGTCCACTAGCAGTTAAACGATGAACGTTAATGGAATCCTTTTCAAATATTGTAACATTAACCACACCGTCTTCACAAGAGACTGTGACAGTTCCATTACAGTGCCACTCCTTTGGATCATTGTAATACTTATACACTGGATAAGGATCACGAGTGGGAGTTGATGCTAAGACTCTATGGTATGTCATTTGAATTCACACTCACACATTATTTCAGTGAGCGCAGCAAGGAGGTTAATTTCTTGGTCAGCAACGAAAGCAATCTGATACTGGTACTTGGCAATGATAAGAACAGCAACAGGAATACTCT